TATCAAATCCCAAGTCAATTAGCACATCAATGGTATCTCCATCTACTACATTTTCTACTTTTCTTACATAATATTCATACATATTTATACCGCCAACTTTTCTCGTTCATCAATTATTGTTATGGCAAAGGCCATCATTTTCTTATATCCTTCAGGATTATCCATGATTTTATTGTAATGATGACCACAAAATATTAGGTCTCCAGTTAGTCCAGTTACTTTTACAAGGGCTTCTGCGGCACATGAATCACAACGATCCGTTGGCTTTAGTTCCCACTCTTTTGATATGGTCTCTTCTGTAATCATTGTACTCATAGTATATACCCTTACTTTTTGTTGTCTGTTGAATAGAAGCCTGAACCATTAAATATTACTCCGACAGAGCCTGTCCACTGTCTTTGCATCATTTCATTACAGCACGATGGCTCTCTGTCTTCACCGAATCCTCTTTCAAATTCAATAGACATGGAGCACACCGTGCATTTGTAATCATACTTTGGCATTATTTAACTGCAGATCCTTTTGAACCATTAGAAGTTTTTTTGATATTTTGTGACTTCTTTGCAGCATCTGCTGATGTTGTTTTTACTGGAGTTGCAGAAGCAGTATTAATCTTATTTAGAAGTGGAGCATTTTCTTCACCAGCATAGACTGGACGACCCCAACCAACTACAGCATTGAGCAACTTCTTCTTGTTGTTCTTGACATAGCCACGAGTTTTCTCAACGCACATTCCGCCATTTCTTTGATCTCCCTTTGCAGTTCCTGAAGTATTTCCTTCAATAACTTGAATTGTTCCATCACCATTGTTCTTAATGCAAAGACCAACATGTGAAATACGATTTACACCATCATCTGGGAAATCAAAATAAATCCAGTCTCCTGCTTGTGGATCATCATTACGTGCATCTGACCAACGCTCAGCCTTCTTAAACCAATCTGCTGCTGCAACTGTTGATGCAGACTTAGGGAATGACTTTACGCCTGATGTAAATGCACACCAAGAAACAAAGGATTGGCACCATGGCTGGAAGTTAACCTTAATCCATGCACCATACTTTGTTTCGTTATCCTTTGGACCTTCAATGGTTCCAATTTCTTTCTTTGCAATCTCAATGATTGCTTCTACTGATCCCTTAATTGCCATTTTTATCTCCTAATATTAGTGAGCAGTTTAAACACATACTCAGGTGTCTATATCTATTATATCTTATTGGCTACTTTTTAGCAACCTTGATAGCGATTTCTTTTGGCTTCTTTTCTTCAGGAACAACACGGTCTATATCAATATGTAGCATACCGTCCTTCATTTCTGCCCCAGTTACTTCCATATATTCTCCAAGAGCAAATGATCGTACAAATTTACGACCAGCAATACCCTTATGAACTACTTCCGCATCTATTACTTCAACAATTTCGCCCTTAATAACAAGAGTTCCATTGTCTATAGATATTTTCAAGTCATCCTTTGTAAATCCTGCAATAGCAAGAGATAGTCTATATGTGTCTTCATCTAGTTTAAGAAGATCATATGGAGGGTATGACTGTGAGTTTGTTTGATGTGCTGTGTTTAAACGGCTCAACTCTCTGTTGAAGCCAATAAAAAAAGGATCATTGAATAGATCCATAGCGTACTTTGTTACCATTTTATTCCCCTTTCAAGCGAATAAGTTAGTGCACCCCCATAAGGCAGGTGCACTACCTATTATATCACTATGCTACAGGTACCACAAGGTTGATTGACAATGACTTAAGATAGTCATATGTACCCTGATATGTTCCCTTATAATTTTTAGCCCAATGTGCTGCAAGTGCAGCGGTAGATGGAGAGGTTCCCATAATTCTTTCTCCTAAAATATCATATGTACCAAGAGCAAAGAAATCAATCTGTGGAGCCCTGTTGCTGTAGAGTTCAACTCTATGGTCAGCATTAGAAGCACCTACTGCAATTGATTCAGAGATACAGGCTGGGTACCCAATTTGATCTGCCTTGTAGTCATTACCAGCACTAAAGAATGTTCCTACGTTAGCCTTTTGCAAAGAAACAATTGTGTTTTGCAACGGACCATTTACTGGACAATAGTTAGCACCCTTTTTAAACTTAGAGTACTCAGAAAAAGATGTAGATGTTGCTACAATATTAAACTTTGTCTTATTCTTAACTACCCAATCAAGAGCCTGCTTTACAGTACTGTTAGAATTTACAGCAGCAAACATAGGATTCTTATCATTTTTATCTGCTGGAACAATACGAATAAAAACAATATTTACATTTGGATTAATTGCTTGTGCAACCTTTACCATTCGTGTACCATGCTCAAAACCATTTACTGCAGAACGTGTTGCAGATCCAGGACCTTCCATGAAGGTCTGCTTATTTGGACAACGCTTTTCTTCCATGATGCATACCTCATGAAATACATTTACTTTTGATGTATCTACACCTGTATCAATAATTGCAATTGCAACCTTTTCTTCAGCATGTACCGCTGGTAAAAATGCAACTGCAAATAGAACTGTAAAAATCCCCACTACTTTTTTCACTTATATCTCCTTTATTTTAAATACTACTTGACATGGGTCGCCCCCTGCTTCCCATTCTGCTTCTTCTTCTTCGCTCATGTATGGATCACCATCATGAGTATTACAGAACGGTTCTGTTATCCATCCCCGTTCAATACCGTTTTCAAACCAAATCTCAAACTCATTAAAGTCTGACTCAGTTTCTTGAATTTTTTTTAATATGTCGTCAAATTCTTCCATATATTTAGTATACTACTAAAGACTTACTACGTCAACTGGCCCCATGCAGGAGGGGTTAAATTTAATTGCAGCATTTACTGCCTGTACAACTCTATTTCTTGCATTTTTTTGTTTATCTGTTGCATATAGAACTCCATATGCATATTCAGCGCCAGAACCCATGGCAAGATATGGTAGTGTGTATTTAGATAAAGACATGTCTGCAGAACTATGTTCATAGATTTCTCCACGAACGGCAATTATTAATCCAAGATCGCCATCTTTTGATGTATCAATCCAAAACTCATTGTAAAATTCTTTTAATTCTTTGACAAACTTGGTTTGCATAAATTTATCTGTGTCTTTAATATTTGGAGGTGTTGGCTTAAAGTTATAACGGATTCTTTCTCCGTCCATTGATCCTGCATACCCAATAAGATAAGGTCCTATCTTCCAAACCTTTGGTGCTTCAAGTGCTAGAATGGTTCCATCATCTGATGCTCCACGATCTCCAGCCATATAAACTTTATCTTCATGGCGAACTACAGCAATACAGGTCACAAGAAACCCCTCCCAGACTAGATATATTTAAGTATACCATTGCCATAGGAGGGGTGTCAAGCAGGTTTAAATATAACTAATTAGCCTTTTTGTCTACTGATTTAAACGCATCATTGATTTCTGACAATGAAAGTTTTCCATCGTCCAAAAAAGCCCTAGCCAGTCTTTCTATAACTGTTGCTACACCCAATAGTCCTGCAAGCATAACTGCCTGAATAGTATCAATTCCTACAACGGCTCCCGCTCCCAAGACCGATAATCCTGATGCTGCAAATACCGCAAGAATTCTCATTAATATATTTGTTATTGCTTTTTGTGGGTGTTCATTTTTAGGGGGTTCTACTATTTTTTTAGTTGCCATTTTAATCTTCCTTTCGTAGTGGTATTGTGATTAGCCAGATTACTGTTGTTATTAATACTGCAATACCAACGATGTCTCTTGCCGATCCCGTCAAAGTTAGCCATGCGATAAAGAAGCCAAGGAGGGTGAATGCTTGTGCAATTAATTCCATTCCTGCATCTTTAAACCATTTAATTAATCCTTTTAAGATTTTACCTATTAGATTAATGGCTTTGTTGATTATTTTCATTTGTTCCTCCTTATTACTGATGCCGCAATTTGTGATGCAATGACCACTGGGATAATTACTTCTTGCGCTTTCTCTCTCTGATCGTCTGTCATGTCCATACCTAACTCAGAGAAATTAGATAATAGTTCTGTAACATCCACTTCAAATACCGCTCCAAGTGGGTCTGCTAAGAATTCCTCTGTCTGTACTTCTGTTACTGCATCTGCTAATGTAAATGGCATTGGAGTTTCTCCTGCCTCCGCCTCTCTATCTGAGAACTCAACGAATGCTTCTGCCAGTGCTGGGTTAGACTTCATCTGCTCAGCAATCTGTGCAACTTCTGAAGGCTTAATACCAAGGTCTTGTGCAACCTCAGCCTTTGCTTCTTGAGTCAAGGATCTGAGTGTTTGGCTAACTGCCGTTACTTGTTCAGGGGAAAGAGTAACTAACTTATTATCACTGCTTGTAAGGTTAGCAATAACATTAGATAGATCTTCTTCTGTTCCCGTTCCTTTTTCAGGAACAAGTGCTGCTAACACTTCATCAGTAATTTCTACATCTGGTTCATTCCAAGGATTCTCTTCTGGCTTTGGTTCTGGTCCAGGTTCTGGAGAAGGCTCTGGGGCAGGCTCTTCGGTAGTTTCTGGGGCAGGCTCTGGAGTAGGTTCTGGAGAAGGCTCAGGGGTTGGTGGTTCCTCTGGGGTAGGTTCAGGTGTAGGCTCCTCTGTAGGGTCTACTGTAGGCTCTGGAGAAGGCTCTGGTGTAGGAGGCTCTTCTGCTGTAGGTTCAGGGCTTGGCTCTGGTGTTGGAGGTTCCTCTGCTGTAGGTTCTGGACTTGGCTCAGGAGTAGGTGGCTCTTCAGCAGTTGGCTCTGGGCTTGGTTCTGGGGTAGGCTGATTGGCTGCAGCATTGGCTGCTGCTTGTGCAATAGCAGATTGAATTTCTCTTTGTAGTTGCTCGTCATAGTAACGCCATGCGTCATCAATTGCACTATTAACATTACTGATTGCTTGATTGTATGCGCTAATAGCATTGTTTTTATTTTGTAGTGCCGTTACAACATTTAAACTTGCATTCTCGGCCTCAGATGTTTTATTAGTTAAGGTTTGATTGTAACCATTTAATGTTGAAACCTCTTGATTATAAATACTTAGTTTATTATTGTATACAGCCTGCGCTGAGGCAACTGCATCACTTGACTCTTGGCTTGGACCACTACCTATAATAGTTTTTATAATTACATTATCAATAATGTACCAGTCACTGTTGTCTGCCCAAAAATATATCTCATGAATTTGTTTACCAGGAAGCGCATCTAAAACCTCTTGATGAACAAATCCTGGATAATTTGAATTAACATTGTTTTGAATTGTAAAATTATATGTTGTTCCATCTGTATGCCTGACCATAGCAGTGGCATCTCCATTTTTTGCATAAACGGAAAATTTAACCTGAGTAACTGCTCCCTCACTCCAATTGGCAACACGAAAAGCAAGTGTTTGACTTGGGGCTTGAAGATGCAACGCTGGTGGGTTTGTATAATCATTACTTGGAACCTGGTCGCTTCCATAAAAATATCCACCATTATTTGTTGAAGTTATTGCAACCTCAGTGCCCACAGAGTTTCCATTTGAGTCTATTGATCCAACTATAAATATACTAAGAGCACCTGCTGGCCAATTTTGTCTACCATTATTTATACTATTATTATTAAAATCTTCTGTTGTGATATCAGTTATTGAGCCAGACTGGGTTGAAAGGTTTATATTGGCCACATCAAGAGCATCCTGTGCATTATTTTTATTAGTTAGGGCAGTTGCTACTACGACTGTTTGTCCATCTACTGCTGATTGGGCTAAGTCTTTTTCTTCAAGTGCCGTGGTTTTTAAGACAAGTGATGTGTCGTATGTGGCAGAGGTTTGGGTCTGGGTTTCTTTTGCAGATACGGCAAGGGCATATTTATCTTCTGCTTCTTCAATTAGAGATATGAATTCATCTTTATATCCAAGATTATTTATACTGTTATTAAGTTCCTGTATTTCTTGGGCTGCAACTGTTAATGGATCGTCAGAGTTAGCCTCTGTTGGTGCTATAAATAACCATCCAAAAGCAAGTAAAATAACCGTAGATATACGCAAAAGTTTATTCAAGTGGTGGACTCTCCTCTTGCTTATTATATCAAATTATTCAGTTAGACATAATAATATAACAAAAAAGGGAGCCAAATTAATGGCTCCCCTAGTTGTTGGACTAATTACTTGACTAAAGTAACCTTAGCCTTTGGATTCTTTACATTCCACTTCTTTGCAAGTGCATTGAAAGCATCCTTAATTGACTTAAGTGCAGCAGCATTGTCTGCTGTTAACTTAGCGATAGTTGCATCCTTAGCAAGGACGACTGCATCTGAAGCAGTCTTTGCATCAGCAAGAGCCTTAGCAGAAGCAGCCTTCTCAGCAGCAAGTGCAGTTGCAGAAGCAGCCTTCTCTGCTGCAAGTGCAGCATCTGAAGCAACCTTAGCAGCAGCAGCATCTGCAGCAGCCTTTACGACTGCAGCATCTGAAATTGCCTTAGCAGCAAGTGCTGCATCCTTAGCAGTAGTCTGTGCAGCAAGTTCTGATACTAGATCACGAACTGCAATTTCTGCAAATGGTGCAAGTGTGCGAGCAGTTAGACCAACTACATCTGCTGCCTCTGCATCTCCCGCAGTTGTTGGAGCAAACATGATTAATGATCGTGTTCCAGTTGTTGGAAGTGTTGCACTAAACTTTGCAACTCCAAAATCTGAAAGCGTAGCACCAGTTAATACTGGTGTTGCAGTAAGTGTTGCTGTTGCAGCAAATACTGTTGCAGCAATATTTTTACCAGAAACTTTGTTTCCGAATACGTCTGTTGCTGTAACTAGAATATCTTGCTTTGTACCAGCAGCACCTGAAGCAGGTGCAGAGACTGTTAGGTTATTAATTAAACCAGCAGTACCTTGTACGTAGTAGGTAAGAGTTGTTCCACCGTTAGTGATTACAACTGTGCCAATTGCTGTTGTCTTTGTGTAGACATAAAATGTTGCTGTTGTTCCTGTACCAGTTGCAACTGTCAAAGATGATGATCCTGACAATGCCCCTACTGGTGCAGCATCTGTGTGTAGAGCAGATACGATTGTTGCATTTGTTGTTACTACAGTAACTACTGTTCCTGTGTCAACTGTTGCAACAAACTTAAGTGCATCTGTTACATCAATCTTGTTGTCTGATGGTACTGGTAATGCAGCAGGAGTAGCAATTGCTGAAGCAGATGACTTATCTGTATTTGCTGCTCCAAGAGTTACTGCTACTGTCATTACAGCAGCACTTGCAGGTGTTGCTACCACTGTGCCCAATGTCATGGCTGCAACCATGGCAAGAGCGATTTTCTTAAATGAATTCATTTTTCTCCTTGTTTGATTAAATTAATTTGCATTCATCTAGGAAATCTCTGATATCTTCAGGAATTTCCCTAGATTCTAATTCTACCATATCCATTTGCTTTTGTGCAAGTCGGGATGCAGTAGACCAGGTATGGATGTCAATTTCTAGGTTGGAATCCTTACTGGTATGGGATATTGCTCCAAATACCGCCCCACAAACGGCATCTGCCAAGTCCTTAGATTTCTTGCGTGGATGGTCGACTTTGTTATTTCTCATAATCTTAAGTTCGCTCATCTCTTCAAGCAATAAAGGAATCATTGGCATAGCAACTCTTTCTTCATATATCATCATTGCTAAATCCTCATAGTGTTTTTTAGCAACAGAAACAGTATCAGTTCTTATTCCAACAGCCTTTAATTCATTTTGAATATCAAAAGACTGCCATCTATCGAACGATACCATTCCAATATTAAATCCTTCTCTGCGAAGGTTTTGTATCCATAGTTTTACCTCAGATAGATTGACTGGGCCTTCTACCTTTGGCTCCCACCAAGCAACGGCATCAACAATTACTATTGGCGCTACCTGTTCATAATCTTTAATAACCTGAATATTAACCCACTTATCAACATGGGCAATAGCAACTGCACACTTGTCGTGCTTTTGTGCAAGGTCGGCATGGACATAATATGTTTTATCTGGATCTGGTGTAAAGCCAGGATCAAATCTTCTATGACTATCCACAGGATTTCTTAAGGTCATACATCTTTCTAACTTATCTTTTTGTTTAAAGAATGCATCAGATGAGTAAGTCGGGGTACATAAGAAACGCATCATTGCATCTCCCATATCCTTAAAGAAAGACATCTTAAAATCTTCAATACTTCTAGTAGGATTTACTTCCCATGTGGGTCTTTTAAGAGCATATACTTTTGGTATTTTATAGGAAATAATTTGATCTTCTTCCCATACAATCTCTAATTGATTACTTGAATCATCATGTGGTAGATCAGGATTAATAATATAGGTATGTCTACGTTCTATTACATCTTTGTCCATGATTACATCGTCATACCGTTTTGAAATAAAGTCACCTTGGTAGCGTGGGAACGAAAGCAATACTACTTTGCCTAAGTCTGGGAAACGAGAGTCTACGGTACCGCTAAATGCTTTATAAATATTCTCAGCAGTCTTACCTTGGTCATTTCCTGTTCCTACTTCAGAAGCAAAGCCAGAAATCTCATCAAGGACTGCCATAAGCAAGTTTAAACCCTCATGTGATTCACGCTCTGAGTGACCAGAGTAAACAGTAATTGCTTTGTCAAACTCCACAGAGTCTGCTTTTGGATTATATTTTCCAGCAAACCAGGGAGATCTTTCAATTTTAGTTTTAAATCCTTTAAAGAAAACGTTTTTAGCCTGTTGAGCATTTACTGCAACGTTAATAATATCTATAGCGTCTCCGCTTGGCTTTCCAAAATATCTGGCAGGGTCTTTAAGGCAAAGTAACTTATAAACAACATAAGCACAAGCAACAGTGGAAACAAAGTCTTTGCCACTACCTTTGCCCAACTGTAGGATGATTTCATTTTTGGTATATTTGTCATAGTATTTTGCCCCATCTATTTCTCCTAATAAATTTTGCAAGTCTTCTTTTTTATATATCTGACTCATTGCTTCAACAATGTCATATTGAATTGTAGATAATGGTGGTTGACCAAGAAAGTCTGTAGACTCAACAAATGTCTTTGCATCTACAGGTATTTCGTCAAAGTTGTTTTCCTTAAGTACTTCTAGGAAATCATTGAACAGTGTGGACAACTGTAATCACTTCTCCTTCTTTTGCAAGAGCAGAAAGCCGTTGCATAATTAGGTCACGAACTTCTGGATGTGATGAGGCGATGTCTCTTAAGATTCCAACAAGTATCTCTTGTCTTTTTTCTATTTCTACAATTTCTTCAGCCAACTCTTTGTTTTCAAGCAGACCTGCTTTTTGTAGCATATCAATACGCTTTGATTCAATATCCATTACAAGTTTAATTGCTGCAGTCTTTGCACTAAGATTATTAGTCATAGATGCTTCATCAATAACTTCATATGACTTAGAGATTAACTTGCTATAGTGTGCATCTGCTCCAGCCAAAGCATCTTTTGCACGAGCACGAATTGCAGAGTTGTTTGATGCAGACTCTTTCCATTCGTCAAGATGTGCAACTACTCTTACTCTTGCTATTGATAGATCTTTAGCAATCTTAGTTGGGTCGCTACCTTTTAAGTACTCAGTAACAACTCTGTTCATTTCATCAAGATGATTAATTAAATCTACTTCAGTTGACATATTTGCCTTCTAGTCTGTTTATTTCATCTTTAATATAAAAGATTGCTTTTTCTAAATCTTGAATTGTTTTTGCTTCATCTTTTAGCCCTGCTCGCCACAGGTATTTGAAAGCATTGCCAATATTAAAATTACGATGACGAGTAATTTCCAAGCACTCTACGCCAGAAGGATCTGTTGTGTAATGGGCAGGATGATTTACTTGATCAACGGTTATGTTTAAGTTGTCGCTCATCTTTTACTCTTTCTTAATCCAAATTTTGCAAGGTATACATATACAGTTTCCACTGTGCATCCACACTCCTTTGCAATCTCTTCTGGAGTCTTTTTATCCATAACATAGCGTTTACGCATATAGACTTCCGATGTATATAGTTTACCAGCCATAGTGTTATTTGTCAACTTCCGTATCAATAACATCATAATCATAGGCATTAGAGTCTTCAAGTATCCACTTATCGTAACTTTCAACATCCCACTTATTTGTGTTAATTAATCTATTTATCACTAGGTCTTTCTTGGTAACAAAGGATGGCTCTTTAATTCTTACCCTGTTGTTTGGCTGTACCGCAAAATTTCCGTCATCTCTTTGAATAACGTGGCCACATTTGTGCTGTCCTGGGTTTTCAGAATACCCATCATCTAGTATATTTGTTTCTGGGCTATGCCAATCTAAAGTAAATAAGTATGTTCCAGGAATAGTATTTTTGTTTCTGTCAA